TTACCATGACGGTCTACACGAGGCATACGGTCAGCTTGAATGTCGTTACCTGCAACACGATCTTTAGTCAAGTTCAGTGAGTGTGTTGAGAATGGTAGGTTAGTGAAGTTACCAGCAGGTGTCGTACCGAATGTCGATTCAGTAATGTAAGACAAGCTGGAACGAGAGCCTTGCGCAAAAGCCATATTCTAATTCCTTTTATTTGTAACAGTACCACCCGATATTAATCGGAACGTAGTACCAAGGATTGTCCAAGAAGCCTTGCTGTCTCTCAGCATAATCTATGGACACTGTGATTGTTTCTAAGTCAGAGTTTGTGTACTCTATCTTTGTGGTTGCCTCAAAAGCATCAATGACTTTGTTGGCCAGATCATCTGCAGTGGCAGGACCGTTGCCCTCTGGGGCATAACAAATAACCTGCAAGACACCATCGTATCTTTGTTGTGGGTTCAAACCACGCACTGCAGGTCTGCGTAGTGTCGGGATGTATCGTACTTGGATATAGCTTGTACCAGTCGCAGGGCTGAATGAGACGTTCTCATAAGCTATGCTAGGCAAACCAGACACATTAGATAATTCAGTCTCTAGTGCAGCACGGATGTCATTATGAATACTAGCCATGAATGTTTCTCACTTTTGCGTATACTGCATATCCATGCTTATACTCTACTGTCTGTGCATGTGGACTATCATTACGAAGGGTTACTTTTTTCATACCTTCAAGGTCTAACTTAGCAATGTCACCCATAAGATTGTCCAAAGCCTCGGCTTTCTTTACCCTGTCGTCTTGACCTCTAGGTTTACCAGAAGATGAATAACCACGACCATAAGTATTAGAGCCAGCTTGCAAAGAGTGTGATGTTACATATGCACCAGTATCGACAGGTGAGTATTGTACAGCAGTTGTGGCAATAGCTTTTAGCTTATTGCGAATTAGATCTTCTGTCTGTTGTTCAACCATCCGCATCTTTTGCTTTAGGCTTGGGCTAACTTTGAGGGTAGCTTGAATAGTCATTATTCCCTCACATCACATAAGTAGCAAATCTTAGATCCGTTAGAGAAGATAGTTGTAACAGAGACGATGTTAACGGTATCACCATTACCTAAGATCTGATCTTCATCGTCAGGTTCTACAGCTAATCCTAGTGCAGAAATAACGCATTTACGAGTACCACGACGAATTTCATCTATGTTAGCAATAATACCGTTGTCGTAATTATAAAAGTAAGCTGTCACTGTGTAGTCTGTAGTAGCAGACCCATCAACAGAACCTGTGGCAGGGTTATAAGTACCTGCAGTAGATTTCTTACGGAGTGTAACCTCTTCACCAAAGTCTTTGACTAGATTGTAAAGGTCGAATGATCGAAATGACATCTAAGACCCCCTTAGTCGAAATCAGAACCGTACTCATCACCACTGTAACTAGGTGGATTGCGGAAGCGGTCACGACGGAATGATGGAGCAATACGATCTGTATTAGCACGTACACCGTCAACGGCAGTTTTGGTGATACCACCAGCTTTAATACCAACTACAGCAGAAGTCTTCTTGCCTTGATATTCTAGGTTCTCTGCTAGTGCAGAATACTGCTTGGATAAGTTGCTATAATCTGCACTTAAAGCTCCATCTAGTGATGTGTTTACCTTACGTGCATATTGTGCAGAGATAGTCCTAGCAGACCATGCTGCAGCATAGTAGACGTTATCGTTAGACTGAGCTAATGCGAAAACGATTTCTTCATTTTTAACTTGCTGGTCGTTCGTGTCGGTATCACCCAACAACAAACGGACAGAGTTCAACCGACCAGAATCTGTGGTCGTACTCAAATCAGTTTCGTCATAGCTCCAAGCCATCAATCTACCTCGTAATGTCCGTATGTTCTACGCCAGCTTCGAATTAGTCCACGTTGCTTATCTGCGATTTTGGACTTCTTACATTTCTTCCTGTCAAACTCGACTTGGGTATTTGTCTTCTTCTGAACCTTGGTATTGATGTTGTCTACAACAGCATGTAATGCATCTACATCAAGTTCTTCCAGACCGTCACCAACTTTACGGGCAACTTCCAATTCTGAGCTGTGGTGGATATATCGTTCACGGTAAAGGATTAGAACCTTTTGTTCGTCGATACCTAACTCTTTCCACTTAAATTCATCACCTGCCTCTAGTTGACGACTACCTGACGTAAAGGGTATCCTTACAAACACTGGTCGGTCTAACTGAAGCGGTACATTTTCTTGTCGGATCATATGTCACCTATTGTCGGGAGGGAGTGGGGACCGAAGCCCCCACCAAAGTATTTTATGCTACTGCGCCGTTGAAGAAGTAGCCCAAGTCTGCGCCTGTGACTTTCATGTCATAAGCCATTTTAACTTGGATGTGTTCTGCAACTTGCATACGCTTCAGTGCATCGTCAGAGAATGACTCAACAGTGATACCCAAGTTGTTCACACCGTCTAGTGTGTTCCAAGCGAAGGTTGCACCCGCCATTGGTGTCATCAGACCTGCGTTAGACGCAGTGTTAACCAACAGAGCATGTTTACCGCCGATGAATGCGTTGGATTCTGCAACACCTTCAACAGAAGCGTTTTTCACTGCTTCCATGACGTAGAAGTTTTCTACTTCAAAGATCTCAGCCAATTTAGCATTGGTGATAAGTGCAGTGTTGGAAACAGTTGCGCCACCATTCAAACGAGCCAGAATGTCTGGGTGGTTGATCAGGATGTCACGGACTTCTTTACCAACAACCATTGTGTTTGGTTTGTAGCCACCAGATTTCAACTGCATGGTACGACGTGCAACAGTTACGTCTTGAATTGGTGTACCATTTGTGTAGTCTGACCACAAGTTTGATGGTGTTGAGGAAGAACCCCATACGCCATTGGCGAAGAATGTTGAAGCAAACTGCTCTTCACGGTGGATCAACAGGCGGTTAACCAGAGTTGTTGCACCTGCAGAACGGATGTCCAAGGCTGCATCTTCGTTAGCAAGAGTTTGCTGATCGAAGTCCATACCCAGACCATATACGTCTGCATAGTAGCTGTCGGTTGACAATGACATACCGATGCGGTTGACTTCTGTACGTGGAGCCAATTTCGCAACGTCACCTGTACGGTTCATGTTGTCACGGTCATAGATGTAATATTTGTCAGACTGTTTTTGTACGCCAACAGTTGGGAATACTTTGTCTGCGATGAAGTTAGACTGATCCTGAACGTAAGCAATCGTTAGGTTAGTCAACGGCTGGTCGATATGGACCGAGGATGGTGTCAACATAGGCATTTCTATAATTCCTTTCTAAGCAGATTAAGCCGCTACGTTACCACCTTGGATCAGTTCGATAGCAAAGATTTGCCCATCTACTGCTGATTCCAAAGCATAACCTAGAACAACGTCACCTGTTGCTGCTGTCAAAGCATCGCCAGAAGCATCTGTTTGAATTTGTGCGCCAGCAGCGATAGTGCCACCAGAAGTTACCATAACTTTACCAGAAACGGCGACAGTTACAGCTTTACCTGCTGTGCCACCAACCAAACATACGCCGATTGCATTTTCACCTGCAGCGTCAGCCAAGTCAACTTGACCGTCTGATTCTAATGTTACGAATTTAAATTGTGCCGACGATAGGTCTTCGCCAGCAATGAATGTCCGTGTGTCACGGGATTGCATTACAGCCATAATTATTCCCCTTTATAGGATTTGTTAATAAGAGCTTTACCTTCGTCGGTTTTAGCTACGGCGGCATAAGCCTTAGCATAATCACTCTTTTTCATTTTGTTTTCGTCCATGTGGGACTTAACAAGAGCTTCAAGTTTATCAGCAGCAGATGCAAATTCTGATTCTGCAGCAGACTTACCTACCTCTTCCATAGACTCTGCGAAAGTTGCATCTGCAGCCTTCAGAGCTTCCATGATTGCTTCTACTTCACCAAATTCAGCAACCAAAGATTTAGCTACGTCTTCTGCAAAGTGGGGCAGAGCTTCTGTTGCACGTTTTGTCAACTCTAGATCTGCTTTAGCAAATTCTGCCTCTTCCAAAGCCTTCAAGATAGGCGCAGGGATGTCAGCTTTATTGATTTTCTCACCATCATACTCAATGTACTCTGGTGTAGCTTTCTTTTCGATTGCTTCAGCTTTAATTACAAAGCCATTCTCAATCAAAGACTTGCGAAGGCGTTCGTTCTCAGCTTTAAGGGCTGCAACTTCCTCTTGTAGAACGTCTGCTTCTGATTTCTCAGCTACTTCTTCTACAAGCTCTTCGGCCTTTTCCATTTCGGCTGCGTGTTGACCACATGCTTTTTCAGCAGTGCAATCTGGGCAGTCCATCTTTTCTTGGTCTGTCATAGTTTCTCCATCGGAGTTATCACGTTTAAACAAGGAGACCATTGCCTGTGCGTTAGCAGGACGATCTACTAGAGATAACTCATCCAGTTCTAATTGTTTTAAAAGGTTAGGCACTGTAGTCCTCCTTGATTGCACGGCCCCCAATAGAGAAAGCCGCAAGTTCACCAGATTTGACCTTGGCCCAAACGTCATCGTTATAAACTTTAAACGCTACGATCCAACCTTCACGGTCACTCTGTATGCCAAGGGATTCACCAATCTCTTTAGTGATAGGCATGGAGTGGATAACCGCCCCAATTTGATCCCCTGAATGCATTTCTTTACCGACACGAACATGTTCCATAAACTTGTTTACGGCACGTACCAATGTGTCAGGCTCAATTATATCGCCTTGACGGTCGATGATGGGTTCACCCTTCTCTGTGACGACAGATGCCCAACCGTATACCATACGCTGTTCATCATCAGCCTTGAGAATAGTACCCTCAACACTCTTTGTTAATTCAGACACAGAAGTGCCTCCTTCCCACATACGACAAGACCAGTAACGTGCTGATGTCTTATCTGTTGCAGTATCACATGAATGACGACTACGGAAATTAGCACGAGCCTTTGGGTTATCCCGACGGATCTCCATGTTAGGATCTCCGAAAGTAACTCGTTTCACGTTGTCGCCATCTTGAACGAACACTTCAAACTTTTTGTTGCCACCTTGAATACGACGTGGCTTGTTTAAAGTTACTTTTTCGCCTTGGTATTCAGCCTTGGCAAATTCTTCTTTCATGACCTCTTGTACAATGACCCTGAGAGCCTCTAAGCGGTCCACTGGTGAGCCTTCTGGCTCTTCTTGGTACTCACCCTCATCAGAGACCTCTTCTGCGCCTGTAGAAGGCTCATAATAGGCTAAGTATGCTTCATGGCTCTCTGCTGGCATATATACAGCTTGACCCATGTAGTCAGAGACGTGTACTTGACCATTTAGACCCATGTCATAACTACGGGAAACAGCTTCCATCTCTGTAGTGAAGATGTCGTTAGCGTATTGCGCTTTCTTGATTGCACTGTAAGCAGCAGCCATAGCCCGTCCTTCATCTTTAGTTTTGTTGTACACTGAGTTAAAGACTTCCATAAACTGCTTCTTCTTTGAGTCAGGTACGTTTGATGGAACCTTTGATGATGATGAGTAGGGCATTATCCGATGACCTTTGCTAAGTAACCTTTAAAGTTGCAATAAACGACAGCACCCTGAGAACCAGAAAGACACCTAACTCTTATGTCAGAGTTCTTAGGGATAATAATAGCGGGGTCTAATTCAATTTGCCATGATCCCCCAGCAGAGTTAGCTGATACTGCAGCTTGTTCAATAAACACTTTACCAGCTTGTCTTACCTCTAGAAAGAAGTCCACTGAAGCTGCTTGTTTGTTTGAGATCGACCCAAAACCCCCAGTAAGAATATAATAATCCTCGTTAGAGAAAGTAGTCGCACCCTTAAACCCTTGTTGGAAACCTGCATCAATCTTAGAGTGTATCTTAGAGGCTGGAGATGGTACACCAGCAGTAACTGTGGCCCCTGCATTCTCGTAGACATAGACAGCACCAACTAGGTCTGTACTACCGTCATTAAACATACGGGAAACACGAGCAACTGGAGTGTCTAATGCTACTGGAGTTTGACCGCTTAGGGTTACGGTCTGAACAACAAATGTGAACTTAGAGTCTACTCCCGTTCCCGATACAGTGTGGCACTCCAGCTTAATAGTTTGGTTATCAGCAGCAGAAGAGGAAGAGATGTGAGTAATGTTATTGCCAGTAACATAAGTTTCATTTCCACCTACATTCCAAACAGTCTCACGGGTGGTAGATAACTCACCAGACTTACCAAATTTAATTAAGCTCTTTGCTTTACGGTCAACAGATACCCTATCACCAAAAGTTGCCTCAATCTCACGTTCAGCTTGTACTAACCGCCCATCGGGGACTTCATAAGCCCTTCTTGGCCAACCACCGAACATCATCTGTATTTCCCCTATCTCTTGTTGTATAATCCAGTTTGGATCTGCTGTAGTACCTAGTACTACCCGTCCTGTGCGTATATCATAAGCACCTAAGTTATGTGTTTGACTTATACTGGTGGGATCTACAACTGGATTACCAGTAAGTATAGTTCCAACACTGAAGTTCTCATCTTCTGTTGCCGTTGCACTAGGAACTATAGGAGATCCTGTTACAATGTCATTTGCTTGGAAGCTATGTACTTGTACAAGACCTGTTGTAGAGACCGCAACTTGACCTGTGACAATAGCAGTAACTGTAAAACTGTGAGATTGAGTTACAGTTGTGGTCTCAACAGCAGGAACATTGGTCTGTATACTGGTAGCAGATACACTATGGTTTTGTGTAAGATCTGCTGTAGAAATTACAACAGGGCTAGTAACTATTACAGAAGGACTAGAGTTATGATCCTGTGTAATCCCCGTTGTAGAAACTACAGATGGGGCAGTGCTTATATTAGCAGGACTAGAGTTATGATCCTGTGTAATACCTGTGGTACTGACACTAGGAGATCCTGTAGTGATACTATCTGTTGCAATGAAGTTATCATTGATAATAGCATCATTGGATTCTGTTAAGAGGAGACTACTGTCCTCTTGTAATATCCTGCTAGACATATCCTAAACCCTTTAGGCTGGGTCAGGGATACCGATAGTAAATGACCCCAATGAGAAAGTATTACCTGTTGTCACTGATTGTGAAGTTGTTAAACTCCCAGTAGCATAAAGATTAGCTGTGCCATCTGTTATTGCATAGAAGGCTGCAGTACCAGTACCTGTGACACTTGCATCAGAGACAGCACCTACAGTAACCTCACGGCCACCACCTGTACGATCTGCAGGTGAACCAGTAGTAATAGTAGAGTTACCTAAAGTATAAGTGGTAGTGGCCTCTGCATAAGTAGTAGGTTCTGTAGAACAGATGTCAATGCGAGTGCCATTAGTTGTCAGCGTTGATAGACCGTTGTCAAATACGGCATTAGCTAGGGTTGCCATCTTTTTCTTCCTGTGGTTCTTGTTGGTTTACATCTGCATCATATCGTAGTTCAGCAATATCCATTAAGTCTTGAATAACCTCTGGGTGAGACGACACATCAATATTGGCACCATTCAAGTTGCGTAGGAAGGCTGCAATCTCACGTAGGTCATGTGGAGCAACATCACCAGCAACAATGGTTGGCATCAGTTTATAGTT